AAACAAGTCAAAGCGGTGGCTTAACCAAGCCGCTACGCCAAAGCAAAAAGAAATTCTGCGCAATAAAGGCGTGCAGATCAGCGAAATGGATTTCTCTTGGACAAAGTACAAAGCTGCATGTTGTTTAGGATACTATTTTAATCGAACACAAATTGATAGACTGATTGCAGATAACTGGGAAAGACTAACGGGAGAAGAACATGGAACGATCTGAAACATTAGATACGGCTAAGGAATATGTCACCAAGGATCGTGCCGCTACGCATGGTGATATGGAGTCAAACCTGACAACTATAGCAAACCTATGGTCGATTTACTTAGACACGTTAATCAAGCCGCATGACGTAGGGGCTATGATGGCTATGCTCAAAATTGCTCGCATAAAATCCAATCCCCAAAATGCAGACAACTGGATCGACGGCTGTGGTTACTTGGCGTGTGGCAACGAATTGTCCAGCAAGGAATAAAAATGGCTCGCTTTGAAATGTACCTATTTATGGTCGAATCAGAAAAACAGACGATAGAAAGCTCTGAATATGAATTGATCTGTTGGGTAAAAAATAGCGAAGACCTTAATGAAATTCAGTCAGTGGCGAATGATGTAATCAACACCCACATAGAAGAAGCTGAAAACACAGTTATGTTTGGAACCGCAAGCATAATGGTTAGAGGGGAAGAGGTTATGAATCTAGGATTCAGAAACAACGAAATTGACCCCGATAAAATTGACGAGGTAATAGACCTTATTTCGACAGGAGAGGAAATTGAGCATTGAGCGATAATTCAACAGCACCAGAGCCAATGAAAGAATTGGCACACATACTTGGAGTATTCGGCTGGAACACAAGGTTTTCTGATTTAACAGAAGAGCAAGTACATACGCTGATATTCGGTATCCAAGAAGCAAAAAGATTAGATCAGGAGATTAACATTGGGCAACTCGAAGACACCTACTTTAAGTCAACAGGCACTTGGCCCTCTACTTCAATCCCGTTCTAGGGTCGATCCTGTAGCGGAAAGCATCAAAGAAGCTGTGGATAAAGCAGTCGTTGCGGGTGAGCAAAAAAGAGAGCGCCGTAAATACATCGGGGCATCAAGTATTGGCGACGAGTGTTCGCGCAAAATACAGTACAGATACCTCAACTACCCCATAGATGCTGACAAGGCATTTAGCGCCCGTACACTGCGTATATTCCAGTTCGGCCACGAGATTGAGGACTTTGCTGCAAAGTGGCTCAAAGACGCTGGTTTCGATCTGCGCACAGAAGACAAAGACAATAAGCAATTTGGCTTCTCTATCGCTGACGGCGAGATACGCGGTCACATAGACGGCGTGATATGCGATGGCCCTGTAGCTATGGGCTACCCTGCGCTGTGGGAGTGCAAGTCAGCCAACGATAGCAAGTTCAAAGGGTTTGTACGTCATGGCGTCGAAAAAGCGAACAAAACATACGCAACTCAGTTGGCTCTGTACCAGACCTATATGGAGTTAACTGAAAACCCTGCGCTGTTTACCGTTATCAATAAAAACACCTCAGAGGTCTATTATGAGCTAGTGCCTTACAATAAAGCCTTGGCTCAAGAGGCAAGTGATCGAGCCGTGAATATCTTGACGGCATCAAAAGCTGGTGACATTCTACCGCGTGTTGCGCAAAGTAAAGATTTTTTTCTGTGCAAGTTCTGCGAGTTTTGTGAAACATGCTGGAATTAGTAAAAAATATGGGACGCGCTTGGTCGGCGGCATCCCATATTTAGTAGTTAAGTTGTGAACAGGGACAAGATAATGAATCTATTAAGATATGGCAAGACACCACAAGAGGTAGCAAAGAGAATTTCGGAAGAAGTTCCCCGTAGTGTCCAATTGTCCGCACTTTTCGAAACATACCCCCAAGGGGTGCAGCGCGGTAAGGAATTCTTTCTAGGTTCGTTGCGTGGCGAAGCGGGTCAATCACTCCGCATTAACATCGACACAAGCAGTCCGTGGTTTATGACTGGCAAAGATTTCGAATCAGGCGATGGCATCGGTGGTATCTGCAAGGTGTTTAAAGAAGGTCGCGGATATTCGCTCACAGAATGCCTAGATTACTTCAAGCATCATCTGCCCACAGACTACGTTGCTCCGCCAGAAAATATTGTTAAGCCGAACAATCCCATTAACTTCTCTGTAATGGCATCATCCCCACCGCCGCAGGTTCCACAACAAACCGAACAAAAGCAAACTATTAACCCAAGTACGCCGTTCGAAGAGGAATATGCCTATACAGATGAGGATGGTGTAGTTCTCGTTACTGTGCGCAAATACTTTGATCGGGACGTAACCGGAGAAATTGTTCGGGATAGTTCCGGTAAGCCAAAGAAACAATTCCGCCAGTTCATGAATGGTCGCCAAGGCGTGCCAGAACCGCGCCCCTTGTATAACATCCCGAACATTTTAGGTGCGGATAAAGTTATATGGGTCGAAGGCGAAAAGTGCGCCAACGCTTTAAATGATTTAGGATACGCTGCAACATGCACCATCGGTGGTGCGGGTATGCTGTCCGAAAACACAGCCCATAAGTTTGAATTTACGCAACTGCGCAACAAAGAATTAATCTTATGGCCTGACAATGACGAAGCTGGAAAAAAGCTCGCTCGCATTGTGGAAGCGCAAGCTAAAGAAGCAGGAGCCAAAAGTACACTGATTTTGCAAATCCCCGCTACAAAAGAAGAGAAGTGGGATGCCGCAGACGCGATTGATGAAGGCTTTGATATTAACAAGTTTATCAAGTCGCAAGAAAGCAAAATCAAAAAGCCGATCTCCCTGCTAGACGAAAGCCTGCTAATTGACCAGTATTTCGTTGGATCGCCGCCAGAGCAAAAGTTCCTCATTGGCGATACAATTCCGCTCGGAGTGCCCACAGTATTTGCCGCAGCAGGCGATAGCGGTAAAGGCATGATGACACTCGATCTCGCGATGAAGGTCGCATCAGGCGCATCTATGCAAAGCGCATTCGGTGGCCTCGTAGCAGAACACGGCGATGTGATCCTAATCACGGCAGAAGACGATAAGGGAGAGATGCACAGACGTATCTCACGCCTCGATCCAAAGCGATACCGTGAGCATTACGATCATAAGCTCCGCATCCTCCCCCTGCCCAACCTCGGTGGCGTGTTCCCTATTATGCAGAAGTTCGACAATAGCTATCTCATGGGTGCAGAGTTCGAACGCATCTACGATCAAATGCTGGAAATGGATAACCTCAAGCTCATCGTCATTGACCCTATGGCATCATTCGTACACGCAGATGTAAACGCTGATCCCGCCGCTGGGGCTGCATTCATGGGCCTACTTGCTCAGATGGCAACCGAAACAGGCGCAACGGTCATGGTTAATCACCACATGGCTAAGATTAAGGACAACGAACCTGTCAAGACGCCAGAGCAAGCGCGGAACCTTATTCGCGGTACATCAGCTATCGTTGATGGCGTGCGCTGCGCGTTCTCAGTTTGGTCAGTGGACGAAAGCACAGGCAAGCAACGGTGTAGAGACCTGAACATAGAATACACACGCAATGGCGTGTTCGATGGCGCGGTCGTTAAATCAAACGGCCCAGCTAATCGAGACATCAGACACTTCATTCGTAACCCGAACACAGGCTTGCTCGAAGACCGCTCGGCAGATATTCGCTCATTGGCAATGTCCACAACAGTTCGTCAGCGCCTAGAACACATTGCTGAGTTCGTGCGTATGCGAGAAAACGAAGGTCGTGCAGTGTCTTTCGGTGGGAAAGATGATGGCCTATATCCTGCCGTACACGAATCAAATTCAGGTGAGCCGTGCGTTATATTCCTTAAAGGCGCAGGAAGAGAGTCAACAATCAAAGCCGCTATCACCGCCGCAATATCGGCTGGACTAATTCGTAGGTACACGCTGACAGCAGGCGGAACAGAGAAATGGCTCGGAGCTATGGATGGCCCACTCGCTCGCGGCGAATACGAACGACAGACCGGGCGGGATAACATATAACCCGACAATTTGTTCGGGTTAAAAAGTTAATTGGATTATGTACCCGGTTAACTTTTCGCTTGATTACTCTGGGACTAAATGGTAATAATCCCATATCTACAAAAAGGAGAACAACATGATTCATGTATTTGAAAAAGAAGCGCCGACACTCGAAAAGGCGCAAGAACTGGTCGGTGGCTTGGTCGAAATGGTTCGGTCGCCAATTGACACAGAAATTCAAGTCCTTGTTAATGAAGAGGGATTGCTTAGAGGAATGCCCTTCAACAAAGAGGCTACAGAACTATGCGGCACTGGGATTGTTGGTGACGTTGTGATTCTAAAAGGGTCTGCGAAATGGACGTAGACGCCATTACAGTGCTTAACCGCATAAAGCGGTGCGTAAACACATCTAAGGTCAGAGCCTTAAATAACAATAACCATATGGTTAAACAGCAAATGGAAGAAATAGAGGCTCTGATCGACATACTAGAAAGAAAACTTGAAAAGGTAGATGAAAATGAATCAGAAACCTAAACAGTGGCAAATAGATAAGTATCAAGACATATACAAAAGGGCTTGGGATCGACAAAACAAAATCGACAGAATTGCAAACCCAAAAATCATGCCATCACCTCAAGCAAAAAACGGACATAATGCAGGAAAATTCGGAAAGATGGGTGGAGCACCAAAGCTGGCTCTATCCGAAAATGCCAAAGTTATAAACAAAATGCTCATAAAAGGCATGACCGTAGCAGAAATCTCTGACATACTTGGCAAATCTCACCAAGCTGTAACGCAGGTAAAAAACAGGTATAATCTGCCAAGAGAAACAGAGAAATGAAAAAGATAGAGCTACAGGAAGAGGGAATGTTTCAAAAACTTTTGGAACAAAACCTATGCCCTAAATGCGCTCTACCTCTGCAAGACTTGCTAATAGAAGAAAAAAAGATCGTGCAGAAATGCGCGGTCTGTAAACTTACTGTAATATAATTATCGTGCGGATGACCGTGACAGTTAAACTGGTGGCGCAATTTGGTAGCACGAACCAACAACAACTACACCCCGTGTAAGCGATTGTTAATATAAAGTCATCCGCGCAAAAACTTTAACAAAAAAATTTAATACATTCTACCGAATTGTTGGGGTTGACCCATGTTTTGTTGACCGTATTGCTGCGGCGCGTAATAATTTTGCATACCGCCATAGCCGCCATATCCACCCATGCTTTGACCCATGCCGTAACCGCCAAACTGCTGTGGCTGCGGACGCATCTGTTGATACGGATTCTGCTGATAACCGCCCATCATGCCATACTGCTGCTGCTGATACGGTTGCTGCTGATATGGATTTTGCTGTGGCTGGTTGTATCCCATAGCGCCGAACTGGTTTTGATACTGATTGTATCCACCACGCGGTGTTACCATAGGCTGAAGCATCGGCATCTGACCAAATTGGCGCTGTGGTTGCTGTGGAAACCCGCCAAACATTCCCATGCCAGTCGGGCGCATACCGCCAAGCCCCATTCCCATTCGGGGTTGCTGACGCATACGTTGCATCTGCTGTTCCATCTGCTGAATGCGATAATCCTTGTATCCACCAGTGCCCTCAAATGATGTGCGTAACTCGTTCAAACGATCAAGCTGCTCCTGCTGTGGGGATATAGACTTCTGATACTCCATCAACGCCTGATACTGCTCGTTGCCCTCGAATGGGTTGATGGGTTGCGCCGCAACTGGAGCGGGTCGAGAAAATTGCGACATCAGTGACCCCATAATTCCCTGATTTCGTGGATCATAAGCAGAGTCACCCGCTCTAACTTCCATAGTTCGAGCCTGAAGAGGCCGAATCGAATTTGCGAATGGGGAAGGGGTCATGACGATCTCCAAGTAAACTTATTCGGGTTATATCACCTTTCTTTCATCCGATCAACTGCGCGGTCTCCCATGTAAGCATCAACAACAAGCAGCAAAAAGACAGGCAAATCATCTGGATTTATACCTAACCCGAACAAAAGTTCGCAAACTAAGTTGCGCGAGTCAGACAAAGAAAACTTCTCGGGCAACTCTTGGAGAAGATCACTAATGATCCTCTCCGTTTTTTCTGGACTAAGACTCATTTAAAACTCTTCGGTCTAAGTTTTGGCCTAACCAAATCATGAGATACTTCCTCCGATACATAACACGTCATCATCATGTCATTTCCATAAAGCGCGTACAAGTAATTGTACAAAGGCTCTGCAATGTTCCGATCCATGACCTCCTGACAATGGCGCTCAGTTTCAAACCAAACAGTTGTCCTCATCTTGTTGCCCTGCAAGGTGTAATCAATAAGCAACGCAGTAAAGAACTCAATCACTTGCTTACCCCTAGCTTCTTCATCCAATTTACAAGAACCTGATAGCTCTTTAGCCCAAGCAAATCTGCCGCCTCGTGCAATGTCGGGGCTTTCTTCAAGGCTCTACTAATGTAATCGCGCTTAACATCGTCAATCGCGCCCAGCACATCAAAGCCCTTCTCTTCACCCTCGAAACGATCAAGGGGCAAAAGACCCTCAACCTCGTCCTTAATCCTGTCCAGATCAGACTGCGTTTTCACCTCGTCCAAACGATCCAGCAAGTAGCGGAATGTCGGTTTCTCCATCACCATAGCTCTCCAAATACCTTGCGAAAAACATCGTCCAACATCTTGTCCATCTCACGCTCACTCATCTTCGTCCTCCCGCTCAATCTCTCCCAAGCCATCGCAAAGCTCACAATGATGCAACTCCTCGTAAAGCTCGCCAATATCGCGGCTCGGTGAATGTGGCTTCGGGACTTCAACAGCCACAACGCCATCACCATCGCAGTCGGGGCACGGCATCATCGCGCTTTCTTGCAAACTCACAACATAATTTCCCATCTTACTCATCCTACCAACTCCCTACATATTCAACAGAACGCCAATCCCCGCCATCAACCCAGTCAGCAGCTTTGCGCAGCGCATTGACAGTTTCACGAACTTGTTCGGGTTCGCGCCAATGAGCATAAACGCTGCGGTAGCTCGGCATCTCATCAAGATCATTCGGGTCAACCAACTTGCCACCCTCAACAGCGTTGGCAATGTCCCGCAAGTCATCACTCTCAAGATAAAACCTGTGGTCGTCGTTGGAGTCGTAATGATCCTCAATGTAATTGTGCAAAGCCCAGTGCTTACGCCAGTAAGCCAGCTTTAGACGCAAGCCCTCAACCTCATAGCCATCAACAACCTCGCGCTTGTTGTCACCAAAAGAAGGCGTGTACTTGTCGCCCGTCAGATACATATCTAATCCCATGATAATTCTCCATTGTTTACTAGATAACCCTACATA